CGCGGCATAACTGCGCGGAGGCGAAGGACAAGACGACGCCTAAATTTTGGAGCTGCGCCGCTTGGGGTATTGCGATTGTTCTGTCGGTTCTAACCTCAAACCCTATCTAATTTTATGGACAAGATGAAACTTGGCGGTGGCGGAAGTTACGAGAAGCTCGTTAGCAGTCTTGAGAGCAAGGGCGTCAAAGACCCGAAGGCTCTTGCGGCATCCATTGGCATGAAAAAATACGGCAAGAAAGGCTTTTTGTCTCTTGCTGCCAAAGGTCGTCGCCGCGCTGAGCGCAAGTCTAACGCTTAGGATATCGTCCTTTGACGTACGGCTTCTTGGCCGACTCCTTATCGACGACGAACTTCTGTGGGTCTGCGTAGTTCCATGAGATGTCGCCGCCCGTGCCACGCTGGATCATAATCGATCCGGTGACTTTTCCGTCCTTATCCGTCATGCCGGAACGATCCGCTCGCTTCGCCATTCCGAGCATAAATTGTCGAGGTTGATTGAAACCAACTTCCTTCATCACAATCACCTCTCTGGCCCAGTTCGTTAGGTCCGACGATCCGAATCCTGAGTAGGCCATCTCTGCCACGCTCTCCGGTTTGTCGTCTCGACCTTTGGGCTTCGGGAAGTGATGAACGAGAATCAGGACTACGCCTGTCTCCATCATAATCGGCTGGAGCAAGTGCCGCGTAAAGTTCGCGCAGACCTCGATATCCGATGGATTGCCGCCCATGTAGGAGAGCAGTGGATCGATATAAACCACATCGACCTTAGTCTTGCGAACGAGGCGGCGGAGCATCGTCGCGAAGTCGGAACCCGTTCTCACCGTCTCGCGGAAGAATAACATGTTCGCGCTCCGAAGACCTCGCTCCCAGTTCTCCTTGCCAAAGGTCATCTGAGCAGCGCCCTTGAGCGCATCATGCTGATCGGCGATGTCGTTTTCCGCCTGAATGTAAGCTACTTTTAGCGCACGGACGGGCTTGACGCCAAACCAAGCTTCGCCGGACGCCCACTTCAGACCTTGATACGCGGCCATCGAGCTTTTGCCGCATCCACTTTGCCCCACAAAGAGAAGGGATGATCCGCGCCGAACCCACCTATCGCCGATCAAATTGTCAGGATCGTTCTGCGGATCGTACTCGATGATGCTGTCTATCGAGAACTCCATCGGCATGTCCTGCGCGTCCATGTCGTCCTTGAACGCTTCCCAGTTCACTGCGCCCACGTTGACGGCCAAGAGCTTCTGCTCCTTGCCGTCGCGCATTACACCGGCCAGACGGCTGAACCGACTCGCGTTCTTGTTCTTCGGATCGATGCCGATGCTTTCGAGGTAGCGATAGACGACGTCGCGGCGCTCGTTCCACTCCTCTCTATTGGCCGCTTCAACGCGCACCCAGCCATGCAGACTCTTGCCGCCGGAATCTATGACGACCGATAGCGGAAGCTTCGACTCCTTCAACGCTGTCCATTGCTCATCCTTCGTCTTCTCGTCCATCTCAACTAGGACATGGCGGAAGTTCGCCACGCCAGAGTCCGATCCGCTCTCGTCGAAGCATGGATTGATACGGACGTATGCGCCTTTGCTGTCGCTGCCGTTCCACATGGCGCTGATGGGCGGCGTGAAGTGGTTCTTAATCCATTCGTCGCGCTTAAGGAACGTACCCTTGGAGGCTGGCCTACCTCGACCCTCTTCGTCGAAAATGATGTCGTTACAGATGCAGACAACTTCGTCCGACTCGAAGCAGGCTTTCAGGAAGTCGATTGTGGTAAATGGAGACGGAGGTTCCGGCATCGTTTGGATCGTGCGAACAACGAACTTGCCGGTGGGCGAGATGGGATTGCCGCCCTGCCCAATGCCCGATTGAGCGGATAAAAGCCAGCCACGCGGCTTGTCGTGCGTCACGGTCATTGCCTGATTCACCTTGTGGGCCAATTCATAGGCATTCCACGGTGGAGAGCATTTCTCGCTGTACTCGGATAGCAGTGCTTCAGCCGATCCTCGCGACAGCTCGAATCCATGCACCAGAGCGGTAGCTACTGCGAAGGTTGCGTTATGACCGCCCTGTCCGCTGACGGCTCCGGGGGTGTTACGAAGCCATGCTCTGGCACGGTCGATATTTGATTGATTCATTGGATTCCAAGTTGTTTACGCGCTATGTCCCCGCTTTCGCCCAGATCATTCGAGGCGATTTGCTGGAGAACCGACTTTGATTCTTCGAATTTTGCGAAAAGGAGAGACAGCTCTTTGGGAGTCATCAGGTACTTGCTCCAGTGTTGGATTGGTATGGAGCGAGACTGAAACTTCGCAAAGAGCTGCTCTTGTGCTGCGATGTAGAGTTTAGGGTGCTTGTTCAATGACCGGGGTGAACTTGGCCTTGAATTCGGCTTTCGTTCGAACGTACACCTTGGGTTTTCCGTCACGGGTGTAGGCTATCCCCACCCATTTCATTTCCCCGATTCGTATCTCTACGTCGTCGGAAATGACTTCAACCTGCACCGTACTGTTTCCTGAGTTTTTGAATTTCATCTTCTGAGGCGTTATCGAGATGTCCTGTACCAGCCGCATGCCAAACGCCGTCAACAATTTGCGCCTTTGGCTTGGGCTTAGTCATCCAACCTCGAAGAATCGCATGGTCGATGAGTGCTGGCGCTTCCTTCAATAACTGTTCTCTAGTGATTTGAGTTTCCATCATAATTAACCTTTTTTAGCCGTCTTTCCGCGCCATCCGCCTGCTTTTCTCATCCCGGGTTCCTGACCGAGTTCGTTGACGAATCCGCGTCGGATCAGCCACTCCTTGTACTTCTGGTCGATGTAAGCGAAGTGAATCTTTTCGGGTGATTCATCTGCTTCTGCTATCCGCATAATGGGCATTTTGTTTGCGCTGATCATTTGTATGTCTCGATTGTGTGTTTGTAGTGTCGCTCGGCTTGGGTGCAGTTCCAGCAAAGGTCTTGAGTTCCGTTGCATCCGCACCCGAGAGATTTGAAAAGTACGCTGGCCAACCATTGGTATTCCGCGATGGCCGCTCGCAATGTCTCCACGTCCGTTTCTTCGGACATGGGTTTGATATTCTCGCTCATTTGACGACGAATAGAACGAAGTAGGCGCTGGCGACGACCATCCCCATTCCGAACGCCATGATGAGCAATTGCTTCAGCTCCTCGGGCGAGGGCGGACGATTGGCTTTGTGTATCACCGGCCACCGCCCATCGCGTAGTGGAGGATCAAAAGGGCGTCGCAGTTTCGAAGCGTGACGTCCAGATTCGGATACAGTTCCTGAGCTTTGCTTTTTAGCTTTCGCTTCCATTCTGGTCCGGTTTCGCATGATTTACGTCCTCCGAGTCCAAGTGGTTCTTGCCAAATCTTGGGTTCAACACGGTGAAGTGCGTAGCCTTGCGCGTAGCCTAGCCCCTGCACAATCCCGTAGTTCTCATGGAGCGTCGCCATGCTGGCCGACGACGTGAGTTTGCTGACGAACTTTGGCACTTTCTCGACCCACAGATGCGAGTCGGCCACCTTGAATCCTGCCAGTAATTGCGCCGTGTCTGGCAGCGACTCAGGCATTGGAAACAGGAGTATTCCTTCCGAGGTGCTGACCGCGAATCCGCCGCCCACACCCGGATCGACCGCAACGATTGTTTGGTTTGATTTCATTCGCTTAGTATTATTTTTAGTAACAGAGAATAGTAACCTGCTCGGCAGCGATTCGAACCGCTGATTTCGTGTCTCCGCCTTCCGTCCAACGCTCGACCTTCACACGGCCTTTTACGCGCACTAGAGCGCCGTTTTGGACCTCCATGATCTTCTCCGCAACTTGTCCCCATGAGGATATTTCAAAATCATCGAAGTCTTCGTGGAAGCGGCCCTCGTTGTCAGTCCAGTGACGGGCGATTGATATAACGCGGCGCACCATGAGCGAGCCGGTTTTGGTTTCGGTTTGCCGACTTATGCCGCGCAGTTCGCCGATCAGATAGACTACGTTCTCGGTGGGCGTGGATGTTTCGTTTGCTGTCGTGGATACACTCATTGGAAAATACAACCTAGTTCACGGTAGCAGGTCATGCGCTTCTTAGCGTGGAACGCTCCGATGGGGTGGAATTTGTCAGAGAAATCTACGATTGTCGCGCAGTTCTTGGTTTCTGTTTTCCGCAATGCCCGACTCGCTCGCTGGATGGTCTTCTGCGACGACCGACCGCCGCTGACCATGATGAGCAGTTCGACGTTGGGCAGATCCAATCCTTCGTCGGCCAATGATGTGGCGATCATGGTTCGCAGGTTACCAGCCTTGAATTCTTCCATGTAAGCGCGCCGGTCCTTCTTGCCGATCTTGGAATGGACGAGCCGAGAATTCGGAATCTGGTGTTCGTAGTCCTCGCCCAGCGTGATGCGCGGAATGAGGATGAGGGTCTGCATGTCGAGATGTTCGACCGCGTAGTTGATGGCGTATTTGTTGCGCTCGCGGTTCTGGCAGATGCCGATATCGACAATCGATTCCCAAGCGCACATCCGTTTGAGTTCATCCTCCCTGATCCGCATGTACTTGACGCGAGTGTTGAAGAGCCGGTCGATGTTGTCGTCGATCTTCTGCTGGATGTTGAGGTCCGTGGCGTGGCTGATTTCGAGGTAAGCGTCGGCCAATGAATCGCCAATGTCGCTGCGCTTGATTTCGTAGGTGCGGTTGTGGAAGAGCGTTCGTGTTACCGTGTTCCGGTCTGGATCGTCGCCCCACGGCGTGGCGTCGAAGCCATAACGCAGTCCGTTACAGGACTCGATGATGCCTTTCAGGACTTTCGCTGCGCTCCTTTTTGCCTCATCGACGATCAGAAGCTGCTTCTTACTGAAGTCCACAGATTCATGCGGACACCGGATATCCACCTTCTCGTCCGGCACACCAGCCACCCTTAAGGAAACTCTTCCTTGCTGGCAGGTTTCAATCGTTGGCGCTGTCCATCCGAACGTCCACGTTGGATTCAGCGTGGCGTAATGCTTGATAATGCTCGCGGCAATCCATGTCTTACCGCTACCGGCAGGGGCGACGATCAGACCATCGCTAGTTTTGGCCCACTCTACTGCTTTTTGTTGGTATTCTCTTAGATTCATAATTTTAGGAAATTTGCCCCTCCGCCCACTGCTTCATAGCGAGCGAAGGGTTTTGTCCGCACCACACGGTGCGATTCGCTGTCATTCGTTCGTTGTACTGGCGGTAGAAAGCGCGCTCGATTGCGTCGTGGCGCACTTCTTGTTCAGCAACTTCCTTAACGCTTGATTGGCGAAAAATCCGATCTTCAAACCATTCTCGTCGCAATGTTTGCGAACCTCTTCGTGGAGCGCCGAGTCGATGGTGATAACTGTGTATTTGGCTGGTTTCTTCATAATCACTCGCTCTTCATCGGCGTGGATTGAACGCCATTATAGGCCACTGTCTTCGGCCTATAGATGCCCACTTGTTCGGTTTCTTCGACCCAGGAGGGGCCGCCGCGGATGTGGAATATGCAGGAGGACATTCCGTTCCATGACTTGGTGGACGACTTGGCGGAGGTATAGGTGGATCCAAACGTAGCGTTCAGATCGTCACTGCTCATCGCCTTGACGTTGGCCCAGTCGATGTCGCCTGCATGCCACAATTTGAATCCTAGTTCCAGCGGGGCTACTACTTCTGCAATGCCGGGGAAGTGCCAGACCCACTCGTCATGACTGCTGGCATCACCTGACATAACCGCGTAGCACTGGTAGTTTCCGAGTGGTACGGAGCCACTGCCCCAGTCGCAGCTCTCGCCGGGCTTGAGGACTGCGCTCCTCGTAGGATGGTCGTTGCATTTAGGCTGCTCGAAAAGAGCAACAAGAACGGGGACTTCGGTTTGGTTTTCGATCTTGATGTGTGTGCTCATGTTAGTAGGTGTTTGATGATAAGGTTCCGGTCTTTGATCGTCGCTCTCAAGATGCTCTCAAGAACAACGTGAGGATTTACTGTGCTAACGTGTTTCCACTCTGGATTACCATCGATGTGTTTAGCTGTATCAATACTCTCAACGCGCACTAATCCGTTAAAAGCGTGGACGTAGATGAAGGCGCAGTCTCTCATTTTACCTCCTTAGCTTTGCGCTTCCGATTGGCTGGCTTGTAGAGGTAGATGCCGGTTCGGAAAAGTTTACATAGCAAACTTCCCTGATAGCTAAGCACCCAAGCAGCAGGTGTTGGCTTGCGGTGGATCATGCCGACAGTTACAGCTCTCTTGGCATTGGCCGCTTGGTAGAGCTGTTCAAGTGTTTTGATTTTCACGGCTTAACCTCCTGCTCGTTCCACAGCAGCAGATCCGCTCGCATCGAGTCGTTCTCCTGCTCCAGTTGTTTCACCCGATCCTCCAGCTTGCGGACATCGAGAGCGATTGCGCGGAGTTGGCGGCGGTCGTTGTAATCGGCAAAAGCCGGCAGGTCCAAGATTCGTTGTTCTACGCTCACGGCTTGGCCTCTTTGGCTGTGGAAATTGGCTGTTTCAACCACAACGCTTCCTCCAACTGTTTGATGCGCTCGCCCCTGTCCTCGTACAACGCAACGTCAGCGACTAACACTGCGTACTGGTTCTTCGCGTCCATTAGATCCTCCTCCAACCGCTTGATGCGGTCGTTTGCTGCGTTGAGTTCGCGTTCAATGGTGCGAGCGAAGTCCTTAACATCATCAACGGTTGTATCATCGTATTCCAAACCAGCATCCGTCCTCGGTGTATCGCTGATCATTTTCGTGGCGTCAGGAATATGATCGCTCATTTCGATTCCTCCCATTTGCCAACCGTCCTCAGAAATGCCTCTGCGCGTTGACGAGCGGTGGCTTGTAGAATGCGCGTCATCCCGTCCAGTTCCGACATTTGCTCAGCCTCAAGCACTCGCATCAGATTCACCGCAAACTCAAGCCATGCAGTTGATCCACCAAGTGCAACCATCTCTGCTTGGCGCATCGCGTTGAGGTCTTTGCAGAAACTTGGGACACCAAGTTCAGCCTCGTTTGGGTGTGATGTTCCACGAGGAAACCATACGCCACACCGAATATCTCCGCAGGCGCACTTCGCCCATCCAAGCTGCAAAGCGATTGCTTCGTTGATTTCTTCGTCTGTCACGGCTTGGCCTCCTTGGCTTTGTGCCAGTTGACGGTTTCCAACAGATCGTAGGTCTGGGTATTGGCTAGCTCATCCCCCGCCTCCTCCAACCGCTTGATGCGCTCGTTTGCTTCGGAAAGCTTTTTACGAAGGTTAGCATCCTGTACTCCAGCTTCTTGCCGAATTTCACTAAGAAGAATTATCTTCTCCGCCTGTCGGTCAATGAGTTCATCAAGCCGCTTGTTCCATTCATCCCGTTGCTTGATGCGTTCCTTTAACCGCAGGTTTTCTTCATCCAACAATTGCTGCTGCCGGATGATTGCGTTTGCTGCGTTGAGTTCGCGTTCCAGCCTTCGGCATAGCATACCGAGATCGCCTACGTTGTGAGCGGTTGAGTCGGATATTGGTGTTTCGCTCATCGGGGAACCTCCTCCACCATCTCGTAGGTGAGTCTGAAGATGTCGGGCTTGCACGGATAGTGCTCACCCTTCACTCCGGTGATGATGTAGTCGCCGGGTGAAACAATATGACCACCCTCAAGCGTTTGAATCCATCCGTTCAATGAGTCTGGTGAAATGGTTTCTACCATAGGATGATCGCCATGCCTCATCCATTGAGTCGCTTCAATGACGACTGGTTTCTTGCGGTACTTCACGGCTTGACCTCCTTGGCTTTGCGCCATTTCTCAATCTCCATGTGCCACCCCATAAAGGCGGCAGCAGCGCATAGTACATCCCCCGCCTCCTCCAACCGCCTGATGCGTCTTTCAAGTTCTCCATTTGAATTTAGCAATCGAGCTTCATCTGAACCAAGTTCGTTGAGTTCCTCCTCCAGCCGCTTGATGCGGTCAGCCAGATTGAGAGCGTGAATATTTAATTTCCTGAACATCTCATTGGCCGCGTTGAGTTCGCGTTCGAGTTTCAGGCCTTCAGTTAATAGATATGATTCAGTGCAATCTTCCTGTGCCTTACGAAGCGCAAGGTCCATCCTCGGGGTATGACTCACGGCTTGGCCTCCTTGGCTTTGCGCCATCTATTGCTGGAGTAATAATCACTGCAATATTTTTCCATCTCATCCCCCGCCTCCTCCAACCGCTTGATCCGCTCATTGGCACTCTCAAGATCCTGATAGGCGTTCACCTTGTCGATGTTTTGGACGGTACAAAGCGCAGATTCCAAGTTCTTGATGCGCTCATTGGCCGCATAGAGTTCGCGTTCGATGTCACAGCCCACCTGCCATATTTTGGCAAAGCCAGCATCAGGATGGTCTAAGAGTGCAGATTGCATTCTGGGTGTATCGCTGATCATTTTCGTGGCGTCAGGAATATGATCGCTCATTTCGCCTCCTTCTTATTCTTCCTGTTCCTCGTCCAGTAACTGAACGCATAGTTCTTCACCTTCTTAGCCGCCTTATGGATTTCTCCAGCCTCTTTCTTGCTGATGCTGTACACGCCGGTGCCATCATTTATGATGTTCCTGATCTTGTCGCTCACTTGATGCCCTCCTCAATTGCTGCGTGGATGTGTGGGAATTCAATCGCGAAGATCGTGTCGCGGATAGCTTCTGCGATCTGACGATGCTCTTTCTGCGTACCCTTCGCGCACCGCTGCTCCAGATAATGAATCCATGAGCGGATGTTGCCAGTCATGTAGAGTGTAGTCTGCGTACAGAGCGGCAAGACCATGCGCGCCGTCTCGCGGCTCACGCCTTCCCTAAGCAGTGTTCGATAGGTTGTGAACGCAAGCTCAACAGACTTAGCAACCACATCCATGGCCCACTCCTGCGGATACATGTCGCCGCTTCCTTGACGATTCGCTCTGTCCTGAGTGCGAAGCTCAACAGGTTCAGCCTCGTCGCACGGCGCATAGCGTTGGCTGAATTCTTGGAAGCAAAAGCTCCGGTGACGAATTATCTGAGCGGATATGGCGCGGCTTGTCTGAATCTCGACCGTCATACTGGCCTGCTCAAAGATGCTCCAATGGCCGTTCTTGATACAGTAGGCCAATAACTTTGGAGCGGTCAGCAGACTCATCTGATTGCTCGGATTACTGACTCGCGCTGCGTAGGTGATGAAATCGGATGCGGTCAAAGCGCCGTCACCGACAATTGGTTTTGTGATTGCTGCTAGTTTTACTCTCATAGATACAAATTTTAGGTCTTAGTTTCGAGCGTTATCTCGGAATACGCTCCCCTCCGTGATGCGTTTTAGAACGGCTTCGGATCAAGATCGTCGCCATCGACCTCGGCAATCGGAACCTCGCGCATGTTCTTGATGCGGAGCGTCTTCTTCGTCTCGCCGTTGACCATATACTCCTCAAAGCGAGCGGTGATGAGCAACTCCAAGCCGGTCATTGACTTCAAGAACGCCGCGTAGCTGCCCTTGACGCCAAGGAAGTCGTACTCGGTTCCATCAGGCACATTGTGCTTCGTTGCTGCGACAAGCTGATTGACGCGAAACCAGACATTCTCCTGATTGATGAAGCGGTCAGTGATGGATGCGCCATCTTCAGTCTTGAACGTCACCTTGCAGACCTCGCGGCCCTTCGCATCGAGCGTTTCCTCGACCTTGGCTACGGTGACGGTGTAGTCGCCTTCGGCATCGATGTATCGGCCTCCAGCATCTCGGCGGTTTACTTGGAACATAATTTATTCGGTGGTTAGTTTTCGGATTTATTCAAGACCCACTTAGGGCATGAAAGGGTTTGTGTAGCGGTTGGATAGGCTGGCCAACTGTCCAGTGCGCGGCATTCGTGCAGCGTCGAGATTGCTTTGCGTCGCAGATTCGTACCAGCCTGAAGCCATTCGGCATCCAGTCGATAGATGGCGACAGCGTACGGAGCCTTACGCTCGACCGCTACGAAGATGAACGACTCCGCGCCGGTCATCTCCAGATAGTGCGCGGCCTGAATGTGATAGCCGAACGATGCGATGGTTCGAAGGAAGGCTTCGGGCGATGCGTCGTCGGTCGTCTTGATGTCAACGAGCGTATGGCCTTCGATCCACAGATCGGGACGCGCCTTGAGAGCGATGCCGGTTTCCTCGTCCTGAGCGAAGACACTCGCCTCGATCCTGTGCGGCAGATGAATGATGTCCCAGAACGGATGGCGACGGACACTGTTGGCCACTCCTTGCACATCGATGTCTTCAGCGTGAGTCAGGTGGATGCGGCTCTTATGCTGCTCCTTCCACTGCTTTCCTTCCTTGGTCCGACCATCGATATCCGGTGGGACAACGGCGACGACTTGCGAGTAGAGTTGCGGCTCCAGCACAGCAGTGTGAATCGCCGTACCCATCTGCATGGCCTTGGACGGCTCCTGATGCTCCTCCAGCGCGGCTTTGTAGTGAGCCGGGGACTTGAGGATCTTGGACATCATGCTCTTTGAGAGAGCGTCAACGGCGTGATACTGAGCCGCTGGCATGTCGAGATTGACGTGTTGGTTGAGGATGCTCATTCGGTGGGCGGGTTAGCGAACGCGGTTGCTTTGGTAATGAAACCACTCGCATCAGCGAGGATCATGTTGGCCACCTTCGTGGATACATCGCGGAAGTTTTGGCCTTCCTTGATCAGGTTCTTGCTGATGAGGAACGCGTTGGCGATATCAGAATGTGGCTCAAGAATCTGCTCCAGCTTTTCAACGAGCGAGAAGGCTGGTTCCGGTGTCACGTTGACTGACTGGCGCACTGTAGCGGTGATGGTGGGTGTTGGTGAAGGGGAGGAGAAGTCGGCTACTTCTTCAGGCGAATATCTCCCTTGAGTGATTCGCGGATCGAGCATTCGCGTCGCTTTGCTGATGACACGCGCTCGCAGCATCTCAGCGGGAAACTTTGCCCATCCACTGCCAGCCTTCGCGGGGAGCAATCCGGCCAGCTTTGCGTCGTCTGATGTGAAAGCCACGCGGACCTTCTTCACGCCCTTGCTGAAGTCGGCGATGGCGGCGACTGCGTCGAACTGAATCCAATCGATGTCCCAGCCAGCGTCCATCAAACCAGCGAGCATAGACTCGCTCTTCATGGTGATGTTACCGCCAATGAGATGGTTGGACTTCTTCCAGCTCAGCGGAGTCATCCGGCTGGCGATGCACTCAAGAGCGAGGACATAGCCTTGCTCGGGTTTCGTTGCACCAAACATGCCAGAGTGTGCGATCCAATCGCCAAGCTGCTTGACCGAATCAAGCGTTGTACAAGCTTGGGAATAGAACTCTCCGTCAGGACTGACTGGCGGTTGCGGTTGCGTTGTCGTTAATTGATTGCTGCTCATTTGTATTCTCTTGTTGTTTCTTTGTTTTTCTTGCGTATGGGTTCACGGCTCCGGTTGTCGCTCGACTCGTCAGAATCGCGGCGATGTCGGACTCGGTGAACAAGATTCTTCGGCCAATTCTTCTATGCTGGACGCCATCATGGCGCACGATCCGCCGTAGCGTTTCGCAGCAGATTTGGAGCATGGCTGCTGTTTGTTTGGCGGTGAAGACTTTCATCTCGTAGAAATCGACAGCGTTCGGGTGTTAACTTGGGAAACCAATGCGTAAACCCGTAAGATCCTCTCGATCTTCTCTATGCCCGAACGCTGAAAAGGGGTTGCAATCAGGTGTTCAGTCACGGGCGAAAATCCACTAACGCCCTGTCGCGATTTCCCTTCGCGCTCTAAGTCTGATTGCAGAAAATTGGTCATTGTTGCGGACGTAGCCTCGCAGTTGTCTCAAGTCGTTGCAAGAGGATATTGAAAAACTTTTCGACCGAGGCGTTCTTCGATCCTCTGAAGGTAGGCCACCTGCTCCGGCGTTCCGTTCTGGCCGCTGCCGTTGAGGAACGTGATACGTTGATCCATCAGGTGGTCCTTGCGCCGCTGCCATTCCTTGTCTGACTCGCCATCGTGGCGATAGATCGTGTACGGGCCATGATGGAGTTCCAGAGTGTACTGCTCAGCGTTCGGATTGATGGGCGTTTTCTCTGGCTTCGGGCCAAAGCCTTCCCATGCGCTGTCGTCGCTTTCCGATTGGAACGAATCCTCGATGTCGCTGATCTTCTTGGTGGTGGATTTCATCATCGCCTCAATCGATCCGAGGCGTTTGTTCATCTTTTCGATGCTGGCGAATAGGATTTCTATCTTCTGGTCGGTCATAATTTTTCGGGGTTAGTTGCCGGTTGAACTGTCGGTTTCGGAAAGGCTGCGGTACTTGGCGAGAAGGTCGTCGATGGATGAGTCGGCCACAGGTTCCAGCCCCGGTTCGGTAGGCTTCTCGTCATCGGCCTTCTGCTTTCTTTTACGCTGCTTTCCCTTGCGAAGCGCGTTGATAGCTTTCCAAATCTGGGCGATTTCGCGACGGAGGTCCGAGAACTTGCGCGACTCAAGATCCTTCTGAGCCTCCTCATCGGACGGCTTCCAATCGCATCCATGCCAAACCCGATGGGTTCGATCAAAAACCAAGACCTGACTCTTGACGTTCCGCATCGAGCCAAACGCTCGATTAGCCTCGACCAACCCACCGCCAATCGTCTCGACAATGTAGGCCAACAACTCGGACTTCTCCGAATTCAGATTGTGCCTCTTCGGCGGCATTTCTCGGAACGTGGACCGAAGCGTGGAGCCATTTGATAAGTAACTCATGGTGGAAAACAGATAAGTCTCTTTTGTCGTCTAGTCAACGTAAATCTACCAATGGCTCCTTCTAAGTTACCCTTGGTACACCTAGCTCATCTAAAGATAAGCCTCCCCTTTCTAAAAAAGGGGAGAGGCTTATTCCGAAAACGGAATGCTTGCGCTCCGCCTTTGGGGGCGGTGCCGCTTCCGTTTCGGAAAAGGATATGTGAAGTGTTCTTGTCGCTTTGTCGGTCATGTAGGGCAGCGGGAATGCCCCGCAATCGATCAGAAATGCCCCGTAGAGCGTTCGTAAGCTGTTTGGCGGCTCTACGGACGGTTTCGCGTGTGTCCGCGCTAGAATCGAATCGATGAAATGACATGGTGCGAATGAGGTTTATTGGCCTACTTTTTATCCGGCGAAAAGTTATCAGGATTGGATTCGCTCGACGACGGGATACACGTCGTAGTCCTCCGACAGTTCGACCGGGACGACGCGAATCCGCCCTTGCGTGTACTCGCCGGGATTCAGTTCACGCGCCGCCCGTTCCGCATCCTTGCGCGAGGAGAATTCGACCGTCTGGTAACTGACGACCTTCTCCTTCATGTCGCTCCAGCCAATCGCGCCGCTTAGTTGGACCTTGTAGGTTGGCTTCGCGAAGAGGTTGCGGCTCATGGATACATCCCTCCGGCGCGGATGACGCTGATGATCGTCTCCGAATCATCGATGAGTTGTTGTCGTCGTTTCTCGCCCTCGCCGGTCGTATCCGCGCACTGATACATTCGGACGTAGAAAAGCGCGTCCTGAAGGCAGGTGAGCGCGGTGGCGGCGTGCGCGAGACGGGTTGATGCCGATGCGATGAAAGGATTCTGAAAATCATCGGCCATCAGTTCGAGTTGTTTGGCCAACTCATCGAGCGGGATGTTTCGGTTCATCATAGCGTCTCCAGATCAGGTGTACCGGGGCAGAGCTTGTCGCCTTCCTCGCGCTCGATGATGAGTTCAAGGATTTGCGTGCCATCCTTCGCGATGAGGGAGCAGATATGTTTGTTGTCGTCGTAGATTGAGAGCGGTGTCGCGCCGTGTTCTTGCTCCTCGCCCGTTAGGATGGCGTTGAACAGGTCCACGATGGTTTGCGCGTTCTGTTTGGACTGGATGGTTAGTTTCATTTCTTTGCTGTTGTTTGACTAATTTCGAGAGAGGAAAGTTTTCGCATGACGCGACGACCGTAAGCGCGGGAAGAGGAACGATGGATGGCTTTTGGCCCACCCTGCCAGATCCTTGCGAGCGATTCGTCGCTGAGATTGCGTCCGTAATGGCTTAGGTATGCGTGGGCGATGAACGTCGCGACGGCTCGGTTGGTGACTTGGGCGTGCGCGTAGTGCGTCCCCATGATGCGATTAACATCTCTTACCATGATCGGCTTGATCTGGAGCGCGCCAAGCTCGCCGTGACGGCCACGGGCAAGATCGTTTCCGTGGGATTCGATCTGGATGAGCGCGGATAAAAGCAATGGATGCATGATTTGATGCGCGGATGCGTGATTTTTATGCGATTTGATGCGCGGACAGGGTTTACCGGATAACCGGAGCGGCTTAAAGCCCTTTCGCCTTGGCGATGATGGCGCGAGCAAAGTCTAGATCGTCGTCGTCGGCCATCGGGTGCGCGAGGCGTTGAAGAGCGGCCAGCATAGCGGGAGCGGAGGCGATGAGGATGGCGTTGGATTCAACATTTCCGCCATGCTCAGGCTCGATCTGAGATGCGTGCAGGCGGCAAACTCTAGTTCTCAGGCCATCGTTGCCGACTCGACAAATATCGTAAACTCCGGTGTCGATTTTCTTGGTTGTCCACGGGCCGGGGGTATAACTGCTCACAGGCTACCTCCAATCGCCTTTTCGATGACCGGGGCAATTCTAGCGCGAATCCATTCGGGCGATTCTCCGGCGTTTGCGTAAATCAGAGCCAGCGCCTCCAGCATTTCAGGCGCGGAGGCAATGAGCGTAGCATTTGCAAGCGGTTCGTCCATGTGCGGGGCGAAGGCGCTGACATTGACTCGCGCAAGGACAAGTTCGCCTTGCGGATGATTCAATGACGCATCGCTTCCATCGATGACCTCAAGGACAGACAGTTTCGAGTCGAATCGATCTTCATCGAATCGGACAAGCCAAGGGGCGGGGGTATGGGTTTTCATTGGTTCAGGCGTTAATGGTGTACTCAGACGTGAAACGAAGACCTTCCTTGCGGCCTGATTCGGAACCGCCTAGAACCACAGCCTCGCACGCGGAATCCGATAGCTGGCGGGAATAGGCGGTCCAATGTTCGCGTGCGTCGCAATAGGGGATGCCACAATCGCGGTTCAGGATATGCGCGAAGGATGAATAAAAGTCAGCGCGGACGGATTCGACCGCATCGTCCATTTCAATGGCGCGGAGCAATTGCGCGTCCATGCGGGAAAGGGTCATGCGCGGGAGCAGGATTTCCACGGCAAAGTCTGTAGCGTCGGCCCAGACGGAGCTGTAAGCGTTCGTCCTGAGCCACAGGGAGCCGTCCTGAAATAGATGGTAAACGGAATCGTCACCGCCAGTGCCGGCGCGGAAAGAGTCTGCTATGTCGTCCGCGAAAGGCGGGAGTTCCTCGATTAAGTCTTGCTCCTCCCATGACAGGCTTCTGCACATGACGTAGGTATGGCGGATGTAGGCGAGCGCGGATTGCGGGAGGTTATCCGCGTGGAACGATAGCAGGATCGTGTCGCGAGCAATGATGCGTTCTAGGATGGGGAGCAATTTTGGATTCATGATTCGTGATTTATTTGAGGAAGGACTTTGTGGCCTACCCTTTCGCAGCACGCTTTCGCATGATGCGCGGAGGATGGGTCAACGGTCAGCGTTGCAATAGGTGCGGTAATCTATGCGGCCGATCAGATAATCGGCGCATGCGCGGGAACGGTTTTCCGGCCATCCGACTGGGCCTGTCAGCCAATCAAATATGTCAGAGTATGTCAGGCCGCGTGCGGACTTGCGTGCGTGCGTGAGGTTACCGTTTAGGAGGTTGTCCACGGCGGTTGCTATGCGTTGGATTGAGGCCATATGGGTTTTATTTGAGGTTAAAAGCTTCACGCCACGCGAGGTAATCGTGGCAAAGATCGGTGTCGAAAGAATAGACTCCAATGTCGGGAAAACCATCTGCGCGCAGACAGGTGACAAAAAGCCAGCGGCGGCCGTGCATCACGAATGGTTCCTCGCATTCGCGCAAACGTAGGAAAGGGACAAGCGGTATATTCGACATGGTGTTTTATTCGTTGGGTTTAGGGTTTAGAAAGTGCAGCAGCCGCAGCATGGCGCGTCTTCGCAGCGGCCGCGTGCATTGCGTGTACCCGTCCAGCCTGAAGATAGTTTGACGCAGACTAGATCGGTGCTTTGCGCGACGCGTCCAGTGCATGCGTTGCAATCTATGCGCCATGCGCGGCCGCGCTTAGAGACGGTTCCTAGGCCTGCGGGAACGGTTTCGTGACATTGGATGCACTGGCCTGAATATCGGTTGGTCATTGGGTGCTTTGGTTTGGGTGCTTTGGTTTGGATGCTGTAGAGTGAAAGGAAGAGCCAACGCGTGGCTCTTCGCGTTCAACCGACAACGAATCCGCTTGTGTCGGTCTTTGCTTTTCCCTTTGCCGTAAGACCAACGACGACACCCTTAGGATCGAGAAAACGTAGGTCGTTCTCGTCGCCATTAATGACCGGAAAACCTTGCCAATGCGTCGGGAGTACTTTGCCACGGAAAACAACCGCCACGTTGCCGCCACGTTTGAGAACATCGAGACATTGGGTTTCGTTGGTTTCTGAACGGGAAAACGTGAGGGAATAATTGGACGGGAGTTTTCCGTCTAGGAAGGCCACCATACGGGCGAAGCTTTTCGTGTAGTCGTAAAAGCGGGTCGTCTTGAACGCTTGAATGACCGTATACCGCTCCCATCCAATGTCCGACGTTCCGTTTAAACGGATGACCGGAACCATTTTCTTGGCCTTGGCCTTACGGATGACCGACGTGACGTTGTCTTTCAGCGTGGCAAGGAAGGTTTCACGGTCTTTGACGTAAAAAATGGTTTTTGCTGTGCGCGCCTTTTGCACGGAGTTAAACGCGCCACGCCCCGCAAAGTAGAGGCAAAGGTTGTCACAAGCGACGGACGCATTGGGACAGACATTAATGAGGCCAGATAGTTTGCCGGGGGCAAGATAGAGAATGCCGGTCATGAAGCCACGTTTCTGGCCTTTGACGGTCTTTGCGTTGGTATCGATAGATAGGAGGGTTTTCATGGGGTTCAATGGTTGGGGGTGAAGCCTAGGGATGATTCTAGATAGGCTTGGATTAGGACGAGGGTGACAATTGCAGCTGCAATGAGGAGTCGTTTTAGGGTGATGCGCTTCATGATTTGGTTTGATTGCCGACTGCTGCCCATAGTTTCCTACGGGCAGTATATCGGAAATCAACCGACCAACGCTCTTAATTGCCACGATTGAAGGTCAATATTTCCCGCACTTCGCCAAACCGATCTTGCGCGGGCTTCACATTCCCATTTTTGCATTGGGCCGCATGAGTCGGCTTCGGCGAATATGGCGCGAATCTCATCGGCAATCTCAGCGCTGACAGCGGTAAGGAGGTTTTCTTTCATGAGTAAAGACTAGGCGACGGAGCGGAAGGAGTCAAAGAAAAAAACAAATTAATTTTTAAAGCGGGGCGAAAGGGGCGGAATCATTGGGGAAAATGCGCTTGTCGTCAGCTTGTCGTCAGCGCGCTTGTCGGGCCGTAAGGCCGTCTGTACGCTTCCGACAGATGAAGTTGACAGATGACCAGTGGAAAACGGCGCGCGGCCTGTACTTGGCGGGAAGCGACTGGGGAGCCATTTCGGGCAAGCTGGGGGCAAAGAAAGCGACTTTACAGAAGCGCGCTGAAAGAGAGGGGCTGACGAAATTAAGACGGGAGGCGAAATCGATTTCTCTTACAGACATTTCTGTAAGGACAGAAAAGAGTCTTGAGGCTCTCTCTATTCTCGTCAGGAATCGCCTCGCCGCCGATGCAGCTGCAACGCTTGAAAGGATCGACAGCTATGACCTTGACGGCATCAAGGATGAATCGGTCAGGGAATCGATTCTAGGCAGCGTGGCGAAGCGGTCAGCACTCGTTTTCGGCTGGTCAGAGCAAGGTGAGGCTACCAGCGTGTCAATTAACTTGCTCGGCTCTATGCCTGATCGCTTCGCGGAGGTAGTCGTGAGTAATCCCGTTTGAAGTGAATATAACACATAATGTGCGACGGTGGGGGACTTATAGTCAGGATAAGTAAATCTAATGGGACAAAAGGATTGTTTTTCCACAGAATGGCACGATTGTTGACGTAGGACATGGCACCCCCTTTGCGGGGTGGCTTCGTTTACGATACCCCCCTCAAAAATTTTCCGCCTTTTTGACCATGTTAAGTAAAATTAAAATTGGTCAAGTTATTTCTCTCAATCAAGCTGAGAGGAAGTTGGCCCACTTCGTAGCCAAGAATCGCAACGGCAATAACCGTCATTTCAACACTACGAACTTGAAGATAAGCGCGGATGACCCTGCGACTGTTGATCTTGAGGGCGTGTGCGGCGAGATAGCCTTCTGTAAGCTATTCAATGTCTATCCCGACATCGACACGGATCGCGAGCCTCCGCACCCGCTCTACGACGCGATTATCCCGCCCATCCCTCCGGGCATTCGCATCGATGTGAAGACGACCAAGTACGAGAATGGCAAGCTACTGGTCGATGCGCGCAAAGGCTCGAAGACCGATGGAGTAGATTTCTATGCGCTGATGACGGGTCAATTCCCCGGTCCGTATACGTTCAGGGGATTCATCGCGAAGGAGCATATCATCCAGCCGCATAGAATCGGAACGCTGATCAAAGGATACAAAACCTACATGGCGGATCAGAGCGAACTGACCGACGAGGTAACTATATTCTAATTGACTCGTGATACATAAAATGTATCCATCCGGCTTATCGACCCTAAGCAAGGCGGAGGCTTGGTCAGCCATCGCAAAACTGTCTAAGCGGCAATGACGCTCCGCATCGGTCAGCGCGTAGGCTAGTCCGCCATCGTTTGATGGATGGATAGAATGGCCTACCAAATGCAGATAACGTCGGTTTAATTTTTTCTCAATATGGCTTGTCCTAATGTCTTCAACGCCTTCGCCGTAGCGACTGAGTCGCTCGCGCAGGACGTCTATAAACGCGCCTCGTATCGCTCGATGTGGCTCAATATGATTGAGCGCGGAGAGTATCCTCAAGGTACTGGCTTGACCCAGACCTCGTTCACCACCACTTCCATCGAGCCGACTGCGGCTGAGGAGTGGTCGGCCATCACGCTCGCCAGTGGCGAGAACGGTGGCGCTTGCGATGTCACTTACAGCGAGGTTCCGGTCGGCTATAATGCCGTCACTTGGAGTCCTGAGCGTTTCGCCCTCAAAGGTCCGCTCCTGTGTAAGGACGATTTGACCTTCGACCATCGCGTCGAGGCGTTCTTGCGTGTGTACTTGGAGAAGCTCTCGATCCGCGCACAGCGTTCATGGGAGACTCGCTATCAGAATACGTTCGCGAAGTTCGCCATCAAGGCTGTGGCCGACTCGTCCTTCACTCAGGTCGAGACGATTCCCTCCGGCGTGAATGAGTTCCCATGGATTCAGACCGGATCGGCTGGTCAGGCGCTCAATCAGTCTACCTCTGAGCTGACTCAGGAGATGCTCGATGTCGCGGCTGCTACGCTGATCCGTAACGGTGCGACGAATCCTGATAGCTCCGGTTTCATCTCGTACAGCAGCGATGGTCCGGTATTTCCGCTATATATCGGCTTGGAGGCTTCGCAGCGTATCGCTCAGAACAACCCGGCGTTCCGCGATGACTTGCGCTTCGCTGATCAGGGCAGTGGCGCTGGTGCGGAGTTGCTGAAACGGATCGGCGCGAACCGGGTGATTAAGAACTATCGCCATGTGCCGAATCTGTTCCCGCCCCGCTTCACTTATGCCGGTGGCAAGTACACGCTGGTTCAGCCGTTTACTAGCGCGAGCGGAACGAAGGGTACTGTGTTCAGCGTCAATTCGAGCTGGACGACTGCTCCGTACGAGGCCGCGTTCATCGTGACTCCGTATGTGTTCAAGTCGCACATCGTGCGGCCAGTGAATCGCGTTGGCGATCTGAGCTGGATGCCGACCAACTACATGGGCGAGTGGCAGTGGGTGACTGGTGCCTACAAGCTCGATGTGGATTGCGCCGATCCGCTGGAGAAGAAGGGTCAGCATTACGCTGAGTTCGTTCATGCTTCCGAACCCGTTTTCACGAATCAGGGTATGACGATCATCTTCCGCCGCTGCACCGGCGCGCTGACTACCATCATCTGCTCGTAAAAACCTCGTAAATACGCGAGAATCCGCAGGTCGAAAGGCTTGCGGATTTTTTATTTGCCAGATGCCATGCTCATGCTAACTTTTGCGAGTCATGGTAAACGAACCAAAACGTGGCGACGTACGCGAGGATGGGCTTGTCTGCTGGGGTTACACCTGGAAGGACAAGGATGGAAACAAGCGGTATCAGTGGCTAACGCCTGAACGATTTACGGAGAAGGTGGCCAACGAGAAGGAGAAGCTGGCCAAGTACAACGCTGAGAACGCGGAGACGATCCGAGTGAAGCAGGCTGAGAAATATCAACTAAATCGAGAGTATTACAAAGAAAAGTCACTTAGGTATTACCGAGAAAACAAGGAAGAGGTGTCAAAGAAGCACAGCGAGTATCAGAAAAAAAACGCTGAACACCTGAAGAAAAAGACAAACGAGTACCGCGCCAATAATCGAGAACGCGCTCGCCGTTGGGGGAAGCGATACAGCGATGCAAACCATTCCAAGATAATCGACAAGCTCCGTGAGCGCCGCCGGAACGACCCAATGATGCGGCTCAAGGACGCCATTCGAGGTTCGATTCGTGCGTATCTTGGCAGCAAGAAGACGCGACGGTCGGCCACATTTGCGATTGTCGGCTGCACTCCCGACTTTCTGCGTGGTCATTTGGAGAGGCAGTTCAGGGATGGAATGACGTGGGAAAACTACGGTCCGTACTGGCATGTCGATCATCGCATTCCATTGGCCAGCGGAAATTCACCGGAGGAGATTATGGGATTGAGCCACTGGACAAACCTGCAACCGTTGACCGCGTTCGAGAACATTTCCAAAGGATCAAAATTGGTGTTGCCCAACGATAACTCTGAGCTAGGTTTGCCTCGGTTGAATCAATAGGTTGAATGTCTTGTAAAGCGCCTTATTGTGAGGCACCCCGTCACTGGCCCGAAAAGTTAGTGGCGGGTTTTTTATTGCCCGTTATCGCTTAGACATTGACATCCCAATAGGTCGCGTAATGCTCCCCGTATGCCGTCATTTACGATTCCAAAAGGCGTAGAAATCCCCGAGAACCTTGCGGAGGGCGAAGCGTTCCAGACTATGGCGACTATCGTTCTTGGTAAGAATGGCAAGGCGGAGGTCATCGAGATTGATGGTGTGGCCATTCCCGGATACGAGAAGAAATCCAAGGGCAAGAAGCTGGCCGAGCGCGGTGAGGAGGAGGAGATGGAGGAGGAGGGTGCGACTCCCGGCGGCGGTGGATTTATCGCCGAGGTGATGCAGCGCGGCGCTGGTCCGATGGCACGATAACCAATTTTCAATAGAACGATATGCCAAACATCACATGCGACGAGGCGGCAACGCTCATCAACGAGGCGGCGTCGCTGGGATGTCGCTCACCGTGGGAGGTTGAGTTGGCCAAGCTGGCGCTGGAGAACCGCATTGCGACGTATCTTCAGGGCGGCGGCGCGACACGCGGTGCGT